AATTTAAAAACGTTCAAAAAGGCTCAGAAAGTTTTAAATTTGATATGGTTACTGGAAAATGGTATTTTGGCTTTAATCAAGAATCTCGCACAACACGTTTATACCACACAAAGGAAGATCTTGTAAATGCTGGCTTTGAATGGATGTTTAGTTGCCCAGGATTTAATGTTGAGGAGGTAGAGTGATGCTAAAATTTATTAGTATATATAGAGATAAAATTTTTATGTCATTAGTACTAAGTTTTATCTATTCAGGGGTAGTTTTAATTACTCATGCTATAATATCTGAATTACCTAGTGGTATTCTTCCACTGATATTCTCAATAGTATGGTATGGTTTGGAATTTTTAATGTACCTTATGGGATTAATCTATATTTTTGGAGATTAATATGATAGATTTACAAAATTTTATTTTATACATATTCATTGTAGTATGGCTTATTGGCTTTGTGTGGGCTATCCATACAGCCTTTGTGTCTAATAGGGAGTTGAAGAAAGCTAAGTCAGTCATTAAGTCGCAAAATCGAATGATGGCACAATCACTAGACCTCTATAATATGGCTTTGGCAAGGGAGAAATACTTGATAGAAGAGCTAGAAAAGAAGGATAAACATGTTTAAACAAGATTATGATGACTGGTTATCAACACCTCCTAGAGATTGGTATGGTGACTATGAAACTAAGCATGATCCTGATTATTATATCAGAGTAGGTAGTGAGTGGAGGTATATTGGAGATGACGAGGAGTGTTAGAAAACCTATACCTAAGTGGGCTAGAGAATTTTGTTTAGACAACATGAACACAGTTGAGGGAAGAGTTATCTTTAAAATATATGACTACTTATTTCAAAATGTGGTTACTCTTTCTTACTAACTCAAACAGATAGGTATGTATAGTGATGCTTCTACATGCCTTAGACGAATGAAGCTAGGTAAGCTACCTAACATAATAACCTTGTCAAAAATGATTGATATATTCACAAGGGAAGAGCTGTGTTGGTTGGTACATTATTGGCATGATGAATACTATGGTAAAACGGATATGAACTCAGGGAAACTTATTGAAGAGTTTGTTAATACTGACTTCCTTGACTTTGAATATGTAGATATACCTGAGTTGTTTCATGGGTGTAGATCAATTAGTGGTGATAAGGTCACACAGTCAATAACAGAGAGACAAATTAGAAAGAACATGGATAGATTAATATATATGGCTAGGTCATTTGAGATTGGGTTTGAAGATTATGAAGAAGAATATTAATTTAAGCAAGCCTGTGTGTCTAGACATAGAAACCACTGGACTTGACAGGTTTAGGGATGAGATTACTTCCCTACAGATAGGCTACACAGATTTAACTACTGGAAAATATAAGCGTAAATTCTTTGACTGGCAAAATACTAGCATGGAATTTTTACTAAAACTACTTACCTTCTTAAAGCAGGCTAAGTTAGTAACACACAATGGAAAGTTTGACTTACTATTTCTTTATGTTAAGACAGGGATTGAGCTTAATCTTTGGGTTGATACATTAGTACTTGCACACGTTTGTGGAGAGGAAGAGCTTGGTCTTAAGCCTTTAGTTAAGAAGTACTTTAATGTTGACTATGATATTGAGACTGAAGCTAAGAAGGGCAAGATCACAGAAGAGTTCATCTCTTATGGTCTTGATGATGTTCTTTATCCTGTTAAGTTAATGAAGATCTTTAAGAAGAAACTTAACCTGTATGATCTTGTGAAGGTCTATAAGCATGAGATGAGAGCATATAGAGCTTACTATGAGGTTGAAAAGAATGGAGTACCAATCAGCCCTAGACGTGGTGAAATTGCTAAGAAGCTCATAGAAGAGTATATGCCCTACTATGAACGACTTATCACTGTGGCAGATATAAACTGGAACTCTACAGTACAGGTAGCATCAGTCCTTTATGGTAAGAAGGGTAAACCTGTATATAAGGAAAAGGGCGAGAAATTACCTAATACTTATGAGGTTATTGAGTATACTTTCACAGGAGAGTCTTTTGTCAGAGGTGAGTTTAACACACGTAAAGAGGCTACACAGTTTAAGGATGAATACCTTGCTGAGAATAACTATCTCTATGGTATAGATGTTAAGCTCAAGCACAACTTCAAGCCTGTGGTTATTGGCTATGGTGTAGGTCTTAAGGTAATTGAAAAGACAGCTAAAGGTGTACCCTCAGTGAGCAGTGATGTCTTAGCAAACTATATAGGTAATCCTGTAGTGGATGACTTATTGGAATATAGACGGTTGACTAAGTTAGAGACTTTCATTAAGTCTTGGGAAAAAATTCAGGTTGATGATAGGATATACCCTAGCTTCAACATTACAGCACGTACTGGAAGAACTACGTGCTCTAATCCGAACCTAAACATTGTTGTGGGTTCTTTCACCGTAAGGTGTCAAAATAAACTACGTGAACTCAGGGAAGCCCTTCACTATTGTGGGTAATCCTGAGCCAAGCCCTGTAGGGATACAGGGAAGGTGCAACGACTAGGTAAAGTAGTCTAGAACAGATGAAATACCCAAGAGTGCGTAGCTCCTAGTTGACATAAGTTAAGGTAAGTGTTATTATATTTATAACAAATACCTTGGAGGACTTATGTATAAAGATAAAAATTATCTAAAAAGAAGGTTCATAGAAGAAAGAAAACCTGTTAAGTTTATTGCACATGAGTGTGGTGTTAGTGTAAGCACCATAGAAAACTACCTTAAAAAGTATAACCTTAAAAGAGGTAATATTAAGTACACTATAAATAGTGAGGCTGTAGACTTCACTTCCCCTGTGTTTAATTATTACTTAGGACTAATAGCAACAGATGGGTATATGGATAAGAGAGTACCTAGGGTATCTCTTAGATGTAAGAACCTAGGATGTGATAAAGTCTTTCACAATCTTAAGGAATACTTTGGCTTTACAGGAGATGTTAAGTTGTATAGAGAAAGCTATGACTTATCTATAACATCAAAATATCTTGTAAGGGCACTTAAGGGAGCAGGTATATCTCCTTTAGGTAAGGTGCATAACAAGTTTCCTGACAGTTTCTATAATGAAGACTGTGCAAGGATGTACTTTAGAGGGTTACTTGATGGGGATGGTAACATAAAATTACAAAAAACATTTAGAATAACTATGACTAATAAGAATTTCTTATTAAGCATGTCAGAGTATCTAAATAGTAACCTTGGCACAAGAACAGTTGTAAAACCTGATAGAAAATACTGGAAGATAGAGATGATTAAGTCTGACAGTAAAGTATTCCTTGATTGGGTTTACAAAGGATATGAACAATTTAGATTTTTAGATAAGTATTATCGTTATCTAGGATGAAGATATAGTCTGAACTTATAGGATGATAAACTGTAAGAACTAGAGGATAAAGAGCCTCTAGGGTAACAATATGACAACAGATTCCCCAGGATAAAAATGTAAGAAATCTTATTGAAGCTAGACCTGGATGGAAAATACTTGAATGTGACTTCAGTCAGGTTGAACTCCGTGTGGCATCTATGTTTTCAGGAGATGCAAATATGCAACATGCTTATAACTCAGGAAGTGACTTGCATAGTAAGACTACTGAGTTGTTGTTTGGTGATACTTCAAACCTTAGTAAGCAAGAGCAAAAGAGGAAGCGTACTGAAGCTAAATCAATGAACTTTGGTTTTTTATATGGAATGAGTGCAAAAACATTTGTAGATTATGCTAAGGGCTATGGTCTTAATATCACAGAAGAACAGTCTGAAGGCTTTCGTAACAACTTCTTTGAAGCATACCCTAGACTACTTCCTTGGCATGAGGAATGTAAAGAATATGCAAGAAAAAATGGACATACATGGTCTCCTATAGGTCGTAAACGGTTCCTTCCTGATATCAACTCTAGTAACTGGTCAAATAGAGGACAGGCTGAAAGGCAGTCTGTAAACTCAGGTGTTCAAGGCTTTGCTTCAGACATGTGTATTAGTGCATTGTCAGACATTGTGTTTAGTGATATAATTGACCATGAACGCTGTAAGGTACTAGGTTCTGTTCATGATGCTATCTTATTTGAGATTAGAGATGACTATGTAGAGGAAGTAGTTCCAATAGTTAAGGAGATGATGGAGCATCCTTCAATAATTGATGGTATAGATATCCCAATCCCAATTATTGCAGATGTTGATGTTCATCAAGCATGGGGAGGATAGATGAAATTTTATGATAAACCTGCTTATAAGTTAGAGGATTATAAAAAATTAAGGCAATTAAACAGAACAGCATTTATGCTTAACCCCTTAGACTATGTTAAACTACAGTCTGATTGGGAAGATTTATTCACAATCTGTGTGAAGGGTAACGTCTATGTGCTGAATAGCTTCTATGAGGGTATTCGTTATATGAAGTCTCATTATAGAGAGTGTATTCCTGAATTACAATCATTTGATAGTATATTCACACTTAAACACTCCCTTCCTGAAGAGATTGACTATATGTATCGTAGGCTAAGTGGTCCTAGTCACACAGTTGTGGATTATATGTCACACAAGTATTGCTTTAGACATATATACTTTGATGATCCTCATAAGAAGGAGATTCATACAGTTTTCTATCCATACTTCCCTACTGATAAACCTGTACCAAAGAAGGTTCAGGAAGAGATTATGGAGGTGATTAATAATGGATACTGTGAATAGCTATAAAGTTAATGAGTACTTTAATGGACAACTTGTTAAGACTCACTCATTTGATAGCTATACTAAGGCATTTGATTTTTGGCATGAGATGCACAGAAAGACAAAAAACACATACTTTATTCGCTACATGCTTGTAGCAGGAAACACATTTTGAGGTTGATATGGTAAATAAAAATAGTTCAGTAGGTATCACAGAAGATATCGTCACTAACATTATGCACTTAGGTGCTAGTGAGTATCATTTAGAGATTTTAATTCGTAAGTATGAGGATCAAAATAAGTTTTGGTATTTCAAAGACAATCCTGATGTACAAACTGAAGAAGAAAAAATCTCAGTTGTAGATACTGATGTTAAAATTGCAGATACTATACTGTTATTGGACACAGTGACTAAGCAAAGACGAGATGCTATGAAGCTGTTAAAGGCACAGGCTACAGCAGATGGGAACCCTGACCTGTGGTGTTTATTGAAACATGTACTTGTGGCTACTATCACAGCATTTGAAGCTTGGCAAGTTGACTTAAGCAATGAAGAAGTTAAAACAGCATTCATAGAGCAATCACGTGTAACTAACCAAGTCCTAGCTATGTTCCTTGGTTATGAAGTGACTCCTTGCAGTGCTTGTTTGACTGACCAGTTAAAAGAGGATGGAAAATAACCATCCTCAGGAGAAAATATATGGAATTAAAAGAACTTTTAAACAAAGAACTGAAATCAAAAACTAAACTCAAATTGATGGAGGAGTTAGAAATCTCTTACCGAACTCTTCAAAGAGCAATTAATGGAGAGACAATCCGCAAGGATATCTATGATAAAATCATGAATAGACTAAATGAAAAAAGTAAGCTTAAAAGCATAGATGACTATGTGGAAGAAAAGATAAAGGAAGTAGGGTATATCAATAAACCTAAGGATGAGGTTGTTAAGGTAACTCCTATGGAGGATGAGTACCTTAAAAAGCTATCCTTTGGTGATGAGTTCCGTAGCATGAGAAATGTTGGCTTAATCAATATCTTATACTATGGTAAGTATGATTCAGTAATGGAGGATCGCTATAAAATCACAGAGGGTATGGATCGTGAACAGTATGGGCAATCCTTTGTGCGTATGTGTAAGGCTGTACTTGCACAGAAGTGGGAAGTAGATTATACTAACAGCTCCTATGTGGTTAAGCTTCCTAGTGGTCATTACTTGTGTAAGTATGATGATGGTACTATTGGTTGGTCTATTGAGTTCAACAGATTTTCTGTTAAATGTAACTCAAAAACTGAATTACTTAAGCAGTATCCTGAATACTCTCAATACATTGTTATGGAGAGCATGACTAAGGAGCCTGTATATATTTCTAAAGAAAGAGGGTTTAAGATCATTGACCGAGTTCGCTGATGCATTAAAAGAAAGAAGACAACTATTTGGATACACTCAAGAGGAGCTTGCTTCTGTTATGGGTACCGCTGTGACTAATGTTTGGAGATGGGAGAATGGTAAAGTATATCCTTCCCCTAAGTATATGAAGATGCTTGGGGATATCCTGAAGACTGACTTTAGACCACTGATAATTGATAGTACTTCCACTGTCAGCTTGGCTGTGGCTGAAATATTACAGAAATACAAGTATAAGAAAGCTTCTGAGATTTTGAAGGAGCTAGAGGATAAGGAATTGATTAATGAAAAGAATGAATTTGAGATTTTCAAAGCTATTCACAAAAGATCTTGGAAAGTTAAGTAAATTAGGTGCTTATTTACTTTGTGGATTAGCTATAATCATTTCATTAGTGATGTATGTTAGTCACACAGAAAAAGAAATTAAGAACTTAAGAATTGAAAATGCAAAACTTAATCTTAAGATTGCACAGGTGGATAAAGCGCTTACTGAAGAGGCTGTTAGGGCTAAAAGTATGGAACATTCTTTAACAATGAGGTTTAAAGACTTAATCTACTACATTGATAATGGAACTGGAAGAGGTGGATAATGACAACATATAGTATCAGTCGTGTGAATACTTTCCTGGATTGTCCTTGGAGACATTGGTGTAAGTATATTGCAGGATACAAAGAAATTAGAGACCCTGAGCGTACTAAGTACATGGATCGTGGGACTATCTTTCACTTAGGTATGGAGATTTTAGGTAAGCACAAGGGTAAACTAAGTCTTGATGAGCTTAAACCAAAAGTCCTTGAAGAGATTAAGGATAAAGACTATGTAGAAGAGGCTGTAACCTGTGGACTACTAGGGCTAGAGCGTTACTTTGCTGATGACTACATGATTGATGCCTCTAAAATCATTGAGACAGAAAATCAGGTGTACTTTGACCTACCTAATGGTCATCAATTCACAGGGATTGTGGATGCAGTCATTCAGAATGATGATGGAACAGTAACCCTTGTGGACTATAAGACAGTATCACTAGCCCCAAAGGAAGAGAAGTATAAGTATGGACTACAGGCTAACATGTACATGTATGTGTATGATAAGCTTGGGTATAAGGTAAGAGACTTTAAGTTTGCCTTTGTTAATCCTGCTATTAACCTACGCTCTAAAAAGATTGTGTCACACAAGACTTACATCTTCAATAAATATCGTGCGGATGAGTTCTTCAATCAGTTTGTAGAAACTGTTGATATCATTGAAGCTAATCCCAATTATCGTCTATATAGACCTGTAGATAGACAGCCTGACGCTTATGACTACCTTTATTATGTATTTATTGGAGACATGCTAGAAGACCTTGATGATTTTATTGAAAAAAATTTTGAAAAATCTTCAAAAAAGGGTTGACAGGCTAACCTAAATTTGTTAAACTATTCTATGTAATAACCTAGAAATGCGTTATTACACAATTAATATTTCTTAAGGAGGTTATCATTATGGATAACAAACAATTCAACCAACTAGTGCAAGCACTTGCTGACACACTTGGTATCGAAACTACTACAATCGAAACTGTAGTACCTGCATCTGCTGTAGCAGAACAACGCTACATCATCTACATTGGTAAGAAAGAGCGTAACGTAAAAGCTCCTTACATTGCTATCAATGCTGATGGACAACTTTCAGGCTTCACTGAAGAAGCTGATGTTTATGGTCATGGTACTGACCGTATTGGTAAGTTTACTCTTGCTGAAATTGAAGAACGCTTCCCTCAATTCAATCACCCTGCTTTCCTTATTGAAGCATAATGATTAAGTTAATTTGGGCTGAAGCTAAAGATGGTCTCATAGGTGCTGAGGGAAGTCTCCCTTGGCACAATGGGGCTGATCTAAACTACTTTAGAAATCAGACTACTGGTGGTATAGTTGTCATGGGACACACTACATGGAAGTCTATAGGGCAAAGACCTCTAAAGAACAGGATCAATATTGTTCTTACACACAAGGATGAGATTGAAGGTTATGATGAGGAAGAAGTCTATATTGCTAACAATGTAGAAGAAATCCTTGACTTCTATGAGCACAGTGATAAAGACTTGTGGATTATTGGTGGGGCATCTGTGTATAAGCAGTTCATCCCCTACTGTGAAGAGTTCATAGTCAGTCTGATTGAAGGAGACTACTCAGGAGATACTTACTTCACTGATATGGATGAGTATAGAAATCCTGAGAATATAATTGTAACTTTTAAGGGAGATGGCTTTACAGCTATTCACTATAGAAAGGCATAGGATGAAAGATCAATTTGGTGTTTACCTAGTAATAGGTATTATTTCAAGCTTACTTTCTTATGCAATCTACTATATGCAGTTTAAGAAGTATGAGAAAGATATTGAAAGTCACAATGAATTTCTTACAGAAGCACTACGCAAAGCTAGGAATGACTATCAAGACACTCAAGATAAATATCTAACGCTTTTAGCTTATAAGCAAGAGTCATTTATTGAAGGTATGGATGGAGTAAAATTTGTTAGCTTATCTGCCTTGAAATATGTTGAACTTTTAACAAAAGAGAAAGAGCTTCTTGAGTTGAAGACTAAGTTGAAGGACATGTAATGCTAGGAAAACTTATGGAAATTGACTTAGGTTGTCTCATTATCTCCTTAGGTTTATTCTTACTGAGCATCCTGATTATCTCAGGGTTTGTAATTCTTGGTTTCTTGAAATTCTTTATCTTTGGAGGTTAGATGTTGGCATTACTATTTTATCTACTGTGTTGTCTATCATTCTTATTGGCTACTCTCTTAGTATTTTACTTAATCTTATCCTCTATACTACTAATTGGTATGCTCTTTGGAGGAGTATGGTGGATTATCTTATGGATATTCATATTCATCATCATAGGAGCTATATTTAAACAGATTGGAGAGCGTTTTGACCCTTTCAGAAGAATTAACAAACCCTAAGCGGTATACATCTAATGGAATTGAGTGTTGGGACTTTTGGATCTATTCTGAAGTTGACCCTATCGTTGCTTCTGCTGTTAAGTATGTGTGGAGATATCGTCACAAGAATGGTCTAGAGGATCTTAAGAAGGCTCTAGTATTTCTTGATAAAGCCTCTACATTAGATTACCTTTATGTTAAATCAAAGGATGTGTACATGCTTGATATTAATAAGCTACCTGATATGACACCACTACAGATTCTATTTATGACACAGGCTTCATTAACTGTGCTTAATGGTCTTGTCTATAAAGATTGTATAAGCAATATGAAACTTATTGTTAATAAAATAATTGAGGAAGAATATGCTTGATATTAAAATTAAGTACAGAGAAGGGAGTGTACCTCGAATTGAAACACTCTCAAAAGGCGATTGGATTGACCTAGCTTGTCCCTATGGTTTGGAGTATAAAAAAGGCGATCTTGTCGCTGTGAGTTTTGGAGTTGCAATGGAGTTACCCCTTGGGTATGAAGCTCACATGGCTCCACGCTCAAGTACATTCCAACACACAGGTCTTATTCTAACTAATGGTGTAGGAGTGATTGATAACTCTTACAATGGAGATAATGACTATTGGGGAGCTAAGTTCTATGCTACACGTGATGGAGCTATTGAACGAGGACAGCGATTGTGTCAGTTTCGTCTAATGGAAAATCAGCCTGAATTAACATTCACTGAGGTACATCATCTTGGTAATGAAGACCGTGGTGGCTATGGAAGTACAGGTAAGTAAGGAGAAATAATGGAACTTAAAAAGTTAAACAAAATTAAATTACACACTTTGACTACACTGTATGGTGAGCCTGGAAGTGGTAAGGCGGAGTACATTGGAAACATTATTCATACTCCGTCAGGTATCAAACTTTTTGGTGACTTAAAAGTAGGAGACTTTGTGTTTGACCGCTTTGGTAAGCCCACAAAAGTTGTAGGAATTTTCCCTCAGGGAGAATTGGATGCCTATGAAGTAGAGTTAACTGATGGTCGTAAGGGTGTATATAATGATGAGCACCTTTGGGGTATCCTTACCTCAAGAAACAACATCAGTGTGAAGTCACTTAAGCAACTTATGGAAGAGGGTATCTCAAAAGTTGATGCTAAAGGTAACACACATAGTATCCACTCAATCCCTACCCACTCATGGGTTATGTATGAAGAGAAACCTGTAGATACTGACCCTTATGTACTAGGAGCTTTCCTAGCTAACGGTAGCCTATCATCTGAATACCTAACATTGTGTACATCAGATGAATTTATTGTGAGTAAAGTTGCAGATATCTTAGGATATACTTACAAGAAGAACTCAGAAAAGAACTATAATTGGTCTTTCTACTCAGAAGAAGGTAAGTTAGTTAAGACAAGTAGCATCAATTTCTATGGAAACCTTGGTAAGCTTAGTCATGAGAAGTTTATCCCTGAAGAGTACCTTGTGAACTCTAAAGAGGTTCGTTTAAACCTCTTAAAAGGTTTGATGGATAATGATGGTACTATTGGTGCTAAACATCGTGGAGGTAAGGTAAGCTACTCTACTTCTAGCAGGGAACTTATGAAGGACTTCACTCGCTTAGTAGGTAGCTTGGGATATTGTTATGGTGTAAGTGAGGATAAGCGTCGTGATAATGTGAACTATAAGATTATTCCACAAGTACCTAACAGCGAGAAAAAACACCTATTTACTCTTCCACGTAAGCTAGACCGTGCACTTGCTGTAGAGCACAATGAGCTTAGAAAAGACTTTAAACGTGTAGGTATTAAAGCTGTAAGACCACTAGGTAAAAAGCTACCTATGATGTGTATTAAAGTTGATAATGAAGAAGAGTTATACTTATCTAATAACTTTATTGTTACACATAATACGACATATATTAACTCTCTACCAGGAGAAGTGCTTGTTATTGACACAGACCGTGGATTGGCTTCTGTGACACCTGAAGAGCGCTTCTCAGTGGCAGAATGTTATACTTGGGCAGATGTAGAAGAAGCTATCAATTTAGCTAATGACTTTGACTCTATCGCTATTGACCACTTCACTAATGTTCAAGAGCTTTTGTATAAGGATTTAATGGCTAAGAAAAATGCTAAACAGATGTCACTTAATCTGTATGGTGAAGCATCTACTATCCTTCGTGCATTTATTGATACGCTTGTACGATTATCTTATTCAGGTAAGAATGTATATGTTATCTGTCAACAGAAATCAGTAAACGTTGAAGAAGTTACTGATGAAAATGTTCCTGCACAGATCATCCCTAACTTGATGGAGAGTGTGTCTAAGTACTTGACAGCATCATCTCGTATCTTAGGGCACACTGAGCGTATCACTAAGTCTAAGATTGTTAAGGGTAATAAAAAAGTTAAGGACTTCTATCAAGTACGCTTAGCAGGAAACCCTGTGTACAACCTTAAGGTTACTCGTAAGCCAGGACTAGCAATTCCTGACACAATTATCAACCCTACTTGGGATGAACTTGTAGGACTTACAGATGGTTCTACACAAGCTAAAAATAAAAAGGCTGAGGGAGAAGAATAATGTCAAAAATCACATTTACTGCTGAAAAAGCCAGTGATGATTATATCTATAATGATGGTAACTATGAAGTAGAAATCACAGAAGTTAAGGCTGGTACTAGTAAGAGTTCAGGATTGGCTCATTATGAGTTTAAACTTCGTGGTAACTTTGGTAAAGGTGCTCCTGCACTCTTCACACACTTTGTACGTGATAATCAGTGGGGATATCGTGACCTATATAGCCTTGCTGTAGCTTGTGGTCTTGATCCTGATGGAGAACTTGACACTGATGACTTCACAGGTAAGTTTATTGGTATCACTCTTGAAGAGACTGACCCTTACAATGACAAGCGTCAGTGGCGAGTTACTAAAATCTTCTCAGTTTCAGAAGAAGATGATGAAGATAATTCATCTGTATCTGATGATGTAAACGTAGAAGATGATGAGTGGGATTAACTACTCTTAGGGTGCAACTTAGTTGCCCCTTCTGAAAGCACAGTGTGAAGCATCTACTCACATTCCTTACTATTTTTATGATTACTTTTAACCTTTTCATGATTCCTAATTACACACTGTGCTCTTAGAGGGGTTCTCTCTAATTCTATACAAAAGGAGTTTAACTCCTTTATAACAGGCATGGACAGTCACTTCCATTGATAACGTCCTAAATGGTCTCCTATATATACATTTTTTACTTTCATCTATCCATGCCTGCTGTAAGGGAGTTTACTTATGAGTGATAACTTAATTTCAAACTTTAAACTGTACCTACTTAAACGTAGAGATGCTTTTGAGTATAGACACAGTAGAAAGAAAGAGGTTAATGACCTAGCTAGAAAGTCATTACCTAATAATCTAAAGTATCTTGATGATATGTCTCAGACAATGATACGTACTCTTAACACAGCTAGATACCCTGTGAGGGATAAACTACTTACAGCCTTTGTATACCGTATTATAGGTGATGAGAGGCTTGTGAGACAGTGTACTAATCCTGATGGTATCATTACTGTGAAAGAGCTTAAGGTAGTTGCTGACAAGCTGAGAAAGAAGGGTACAAAGATTAGGTGTAACTATGTATCCCCTGTGCAGTCAGCTTTCACTACAGGTATGTCTAGGCATGACTACTTTATGTCTTCATGCTGTGACTTCATTGATAAGCTCCCACAGGATCTATTCTATGAGTGGTCATGTAATGATATCTGTAATTATTATGCTGATGTGAAGGTCTTTGGTACAGGTATGTTCACTAACTTTCATCTAGCTACAGACTTCTCTTATATTAATGAGCTTCATATAAAGATTGATCTTATTAGAAAAGTTCCTAAACCAGTTAAGAGACACTATCTTAAGGTCACAGGGAATAAGAGATTCTACATAGATGATTATGCTGAATTTGTAGATGATATAATGGATTGGTATATTGACCAACCGTTTATCACTCCTAAAGAGCGTATTATTACTCCTAATGATGTAGCTAATATGCTTGTAAGTTGGAACCTCAGTGAGAGTTCTACATGCCCTAAAAGAAAAGCTACTACACTCAAGAAGCAGTTAAGTTCTATAGTAATATCAAGGAGTATGTATGACTACTGGAAAGAGAATAAAGCAATATCACATAAAGATGATAGATGAGTTAGGAACTTGCTACTTTGATGAAGTGATAACTGGCTTCAGAAATAGACAAGATAAAATAGCTAAATGGATAGGCTCTGATCGGTTTGTTAAGTTGACTCAAGGAGATATGTATGTATTAATAAAGAGTTCAGGAGAGGAGCTATGGTACTATGAGTACATTGATGGAGAGTGTCAAAGAGATGACACCTAAAGAAGCTTCTGATGAGTATATCAGATTAGAAAAAGTCTACAATGAATTAGGTAAAAAGATCAAGATAAGCACAAGAACCTTCCAAACTAGGATGCGTAAACAGCGTAAGGAGATTAGAGATAGGCAGAACATGCTATATGTTGTGTTAAACTCTGAGCCTGGTCTAGCTAGATACACAGAAGAGTGCTTGGGATTGACTAACTATCATAATCTCTATAAACGTTGGAGACACCGTAGATTTAGATAAAAAGAAAAGGACCATTAAGGTCCCTTTTTTATTTTCCTTCACAGTTACAGTCATCCTTAGGAAGTTCTGTAAGTTTAAGACATTCAGGAGTATCCTGTGCATCCATGACAGGAGTGTACTCTAACTTGAATTGGTGTACACGGAATACACCTGAGGAAGAGTTAGCAGGCTCTACTCTCACCTTAACATGCTGTCCAGCAGGAACGATAATACTATCAGACATCTCCATAGCACCATCTGAGATACCAGTCATCTGCCAGTGTACTCCACGGTTCTTTCTAAGATCCTCAGTATACTGTTCTCCTGAGTGATATACCACAAGCTCCATTGTGTTATCCTGTGCTGGATTAAGTGTAGTACCATCAGCACACCATCTGATGTAAACACGATACTTTCTATCAGTTTGTTTTCTTCTTCCATCATCAGACTCACCAGCTACAACACCAGTAGTTGAGTCCATGTAGAGGTCTAGATCATAACCTTCTGTGATAGGGTGATAGAAGTCAGCAGAAGACACAGCAGAGTTTCTAGCATAGTTTACTTGGACTGTACCTGTGTCACCCATCTTAGATAAGTATTCAGCCATACACTGTACCATATCCCACAATGCACAGATGTTTTGAATGTAGTGGTTAAGTTGACAAGCCAGCTTCTTCATGAATGAACTGAAGAACTTAGGATTATAGCACTTCTGACTCTCAGCCATACATGCAAACCGCCCTACACCCTTGTTATTTTCATCTACTAGTCGTTGACAATCTGCAACAGGAATTTCATCACAGTCACACTCATCATACCAACAGCGATCCTTAGGATTTTCACCATAACTAGTGAATGTAGCTTCATTCAGTCTAGTTGTTTTATCATCAATAGCCATTAGTCACCAATCTTTCCTTGTGCTTTCCACTTACCACCCTTACGAATACGTGATGGTGAGTAGTTTTCTTTACCAGTATCAGTAGCATAAATTTCAGCATTAGGTTTAGTATCCCAAAAGTTTTGGTTAGCTGTTCTTCTAATCTTCATCCACTGTCTTGTAGTGTTAAGAGACTTCCAAGCATTAGACTTTCTAATAGCCCATGGTCTAATCTTAGCATTTTCTGTGTAGTACACAGTAATGATATTGTTACCTTCAACCACAGTGTGAGTATAGGTAGTTCTCTCAGGAGCATAGTTAGTGATAGCAGGAGCATTGTAGTTCACATTGCTACCAATAGTCTGATTACTTAGAGTTACATCCCCACGTAGAGGTTGATTATTAGCCTTATTAAGATGCTTAACAATAACATTAGCAGTAGTGGGAATTTTCTCATATCTAAATGAGTAGTTACCTGTACCAGTTACTCTGGGTACATTGATAGGGCTTTGTCCTGCTACAAGCCTATAACCTTGGATAGAAGGAGGATCTTGTCTAAAAGGATCTCCATGAGTCACAGGAGTGTAGCTTTGAGTTTTAATCTCCCTACCTGTATCCTTATCAATATACTTAACAATCTGACCATACACAGGATTGTATCTGAATACAAGCTCCTTAGTTTGTCCTGAAGGAATCCACGTAATCTGATTCCTATCTCCAATTAGCTTATAGGTTGCCTTATAGATCTCAGGAGCAGTATGTGATTGGCTTGCATCACCAGGTACTTTCTTAGTCTCAGTATTTAGTACAGCTCCTGTAACATTATCTACATACTTGACTACAAGTGTACCTTCTTTTGGTGCTTGAGGGACGTTAAGGATACTTGTATTAGGTACAGTCAAACTGAATGACACAGTGGCGGTTGTTGGACTAAATTGCCATTGGTCAATAGTAGTAGCTACATCACCTCTTTGCTCATTAACCTTAGAGGAGATCTCAACATCATTGATATTTAACTGTTTATTGATTGTCTCAGTCCAGTTATTCCCAAAGGCTGGGTCATAGGACTTATTGAAAATCATCCCTTGTGGAGTGTTAATTCCATAAGAGGCATTACCAAATGAACCTGATATAGTAAGTCCTGGTGTCTTAGTATAGGACACTGACTTGATTACAGCTCTTGTGTGTCTAGCTTTAACCTTAGTACCTTCTACCACAAGATCATAGTAGATACTTCCTTCAGTATTTACATGCCCAACAGCAATTTGACCTCCATCAACAGAAGGAACAAGCATAGGGTTTTCAATCCTAAAACTGTTCCCACTGATATAGGTCTTAGTACCACTGTCAGTAGAATAGATATTAAGGCTAAGGGCTTGCCTTACCTTAGTAATCTGTTCCTGATTAAGTGTAGCTTGATCTGCCATTAACTAATACCTCCTGCAAGGTCATTCTCAGTCTTGCCATTGTTAGTTCTAATGAATGCACTACCATCCACAGTTCCACCAAAGAGGTTAATATTACCTGTGGCAATGTGTCTATCAGGGTACAGATTACCCTCAAAGATAGTTCCACCTGTTTGTTTCCATGCTCCTGAACCTTTAAGATCCTGTAGAAGTTTCTCAAAAGCACCTTTGAGTTTATTGTACTCATTTTTAAGTGTAGTAAACTCTTCAGGTGACACATATTGAGGCAGAGTTACCTTATTACCTCCACTAAGTGATAACTCTCTTGTATTAGCATTGAATGTTAAATTTTTCCACAGACTAGTACTGTAATTACCAATACCCTGAACTTTGACATTGTTTCCACTTACTTCTATGACTTTCCAAATACCTCTGTTGATAGTATTTTGGTCTGAATAGAAGTCTTCTACTGTATCCCCTACTTTAATACCATCAGGATTCCTAAAGTTAGTCTTTTGTACAGTACGAGTGTTATTTGTATCAGCAGTACCAGGAATATCTCCATCATAGAACCTATGGATACTTTGTGAAGGAAGAGTAACTGAGTTACCACCACTAATTGATAATGTATTATTGTTAACTGTAAGAGTTTGCTTATCATTATCAGGTCTAGCTTCTAGATCACTAACTCTTTTCTTAAGCGCTGTGTCATCATAAGGCACAGAAGTGTTAGGCACAGGGAGTTCAACTTCACCTCCACCATTAGATAGGATCAGCTTATTCCCTTGCTTAGAGATTGTCTGATTATCATTAGGTAGAGTAACTGAGTTGCCATTACTAATAGATAAGTTCCTATTACCTGCATTAAAGGTTAAAGTCTGCTTATCGTTATCAGGTTTGTTCTCTAACGCTGTGATCCTAGCCTTCAGAGCTGTATCATCATAGGATGTAGCAGTAGGCTTATCTGTTATTTTATATACTGTTTTTGACATTAGTTTAACCTCGGTAAGTAATAGAATTTGTTGTCAGTAGGGTTCTTTAGAACAACAGTACCTTGAACAGCTTGCATGTAGAATTTTGCGTTCTTGATAGTCATGTTAAGTCTACCAACAACTTTCTCATTCTTCTTGACTTCTATCTCTATAGGTTCTTCTGAGTCTAATTCTTCCTTAGTTATGAAATGAGTGTAGTGTTCTGCTGTAGACTCAGTAATTATAGTCCATACAATCTTTGGAGTAAACCTGAAGAATACTTTGCCATTGTTATCCCATATTGCGAGTATACCTACCTCAAACTTCAACTCTTGTGGTTGTATGAAACTAGCACTTCCTGTTATTCCTGCACTACTTGTGGACAAAACACTTAGGTTAATACCCTCACTAGAGAAGCTTTTATGTAAGTTATACTCTTCATAGTCATAAGACCCTGCATAATCTAAGAGTAAACCTGCTTCTAGTATAGCATCACGACGAACTGTACCATCATTGGCAACAAAATAGAATTGATTATCTAGTGAGTCATAATTAAAGCTAGGTTTAAAAACTTCCCTATTAGCAGGAGTTAATTTTTGGAAAACCCCTCCATTTTTTGTATTGTAGGGAATTTGTCTATCAGTATCCTTAGCCATCTCAAGATGGAATGTACCATCAGCATCTAAGAATAGACCATTACCTTTAGCTTTATATACTTTAGGCTCTACACTAGCAGGAAGCTCAATAGAGTTACCGTTTGAGATACTGAGAGTACGACCATTAAGTGTGAGAGTTTGGTTATCACTAGGTAAAGTAACTGAATTACCTTCTGAGATTGATAGAACTCTATCAGATAAAGTTAATGACTGTTTAGGGTGTCTATATGTAAGATCATTGACACCATTCAGTACAACATTATTACCGTCCACAGAAGCCACTTTAAACATGCCAATATTAAAGTTAGTCTTATCCCAATAGCTATCAACTACAGTATCACCTACTTTAATGGTGTCAGCGTTTACAAGCTTATCTTTTGTGACACGTACATTCTGTGAAGTACCATTACCTGAGATATCACCTTTAGCAAAGAATGTATTTACTCCTGTAGGTGTCACAGGCTTGTCCTCTAAGGCTTTAACTCTAGCCTTCAAGGCAGAATCGTCATAGGCTAAAGCTACAGTATCCTTATCCTCAAACTCAACTTCCTTGATAGTTCCATCCACAAGTGTGTAGGTAAGTTTGACTCTATTACCATTTCTTGATACAGCCACAGAAGAGATAAAATTATCTGTTTTCCCTTCTAGGGCTTTTAACCTATTAATCACAGCAGTATCATCATAGGTTACTCCTCCACCTTGACCATTCACTTTGATCCATCTAGTTCTATCAGGAGAAAGAATAAACAGATCTCCATTAGGTAGAAGATACATGTGATCTCTATCACCCATGAACACATCAGGTAGCTTATCTACAGGAGCTACCCAAGTGTCCTCAGCAGGCATACACTGAGTACACCATGTATTAGGGTTTCCACTACAAGTTGTGCATCCCATTAGTTAATACCTCCTGCCAAGTCATTTTCTGTTTTACCATTATTAGTACGGATGAAGAAGTCACTATCCACTGTGTTAGAGAACAAGTTGATATTACCTGTAGCGATATTTCTTCTAGGTACAAAGTCTCCTTCAAGACCTCCTTGCCAAGCTCCACTAGCTGTAAGGTTATTAATGATCTTCATTAAAGCACCTTTAAGTCTAGCATTTTCAGCCCTGAGGTCAGCATCATTGTAGGCAGGAGAAGGTGTTGGGATAGTACCTGTGAATGAGATAACACCATCATTTGAGATACTAATATCCTTACCTGCTTTATAAGTTTTACCTCCTGAGCTATTATTCATCAACCAACATAGTTGTGAGGTGATGTTCTTATTAAAACACCACTGTGAATAGAAGGCTTTAGAAGTCTGCTCTGGTAGGTCACAAAGAGTTGTATCCCTTAGCACAAGGGAATGAAGTTTAATTCTGTCATCATTTTGCTTTTTAAGAGATGCACAGGCGGTTGATCCTGGTACAATCTCTTCACATTGACAGTTAATACAATCTGACATAATTTCTCCTATTTATCATCAATAAAGCAGTCAAACTTACAATCCATTAAGTCACATCCTCCCTTGATTAAAGGAATTGTCTCTACTTTCTTCTCAGGTTTTGGAGGAATAGTAGGTCTTTGAGGAGGCTGTTCATTGAAAGGTTTAGGTTTGGTAGCATTGTTCACAGGGGGTTGCTCAGTGAATGGAGGGAAAGGTTTTCTCACAATCTGTTCTCTTGTGTATACATTTTGGTGTCTATCACCTGGTACACTACCCCTAACTTCTACTTTTAAGTGTGTAAAGTTAGCAGGTAAGTTAGTGAATGTCTTATTCCACTTAATAGTTGATAGATGCCAGTTAGGCTCATAAGCAAGCTTTTGTGTATCTGCATGCTTAGCAAGCAAGATATCCTTTTGAACTACTGAGTAGTTGTTTCCTCCATCTGTAGAGGCATACACATCAAAGTACCAATCATAAGTACCACCATATTGAACATACCATCCTTGCAGTCTTCCCCCAACACCAGCCTCATAGGAGTAACCTAAGAGGTTTAATTGGATGTCCACAATAGTACCTTCATTATTCTTAGAAGTGAACCCAATACCTTGACCATAACCATTTCTGTGAGCTTCACTGAGGTCAATACCTTGGACACTACCATTAGGTGATCCACCCATAGCAACATCTAGAGGTGCACCATTACGTTGGAATGTACCCCAAGCCTCTTGCCACTTAGTAGATCCGCCTTGCTGGTTGTTACCTGCTTCATACTCACGTTTTCTTCTTTCATAGTCAGCTTTTCTAGCATTATAAGAAGCAAGAGCAGAAGCATAGTTAGAGTTACTATTATTGTATGCTTGTAAGGCTCTTTCATATTCAGCCCTTCTAGCATTATAACCATTTAGACTAGTCTGATAATCAGACTCAAGCCTTCTCTTCTCAGCTTCCCAATTTGATTGGTCAGGAGAAGGTTTACTAGCCTGATCTGAGTTGTACACACCAATAAATCTATTGACACTTTCAATTCTATCAGCTAAGCAATGCTGTACTTCACAAACCTTTTGTGCTTTACGCTGTAAGCACTTCATACGTTTAATTATATCACAGATGATCTCAATAATGTTCTTAATCACACACCATATACGAAAGATACCATGTGTAGTGTTCTCTTTAAGCTTACACTCATCACCTGATGCAATAACATCTCCTGCAAGCTTAATGCTATCAGCAAGATCATGTTTCATCTTATCACATTCATGTGCCTTATAGAACCTAATTTTGCATCTGCAATTAGGGCAGTAATCTAGCATATAACCTCCTAGCAGTTATCACAGTCAATAACACAGCCTTCTACTTTAGGAAGAGGTGAGTTGTTATTTACATAGGTAGCTCTCACATCACTTGATGTAGGGTCATAATCCCACTGGTCGAGTGTCTTGAATAGCAAGATATCTCCTGTGCTTCCTCCCTGTGGTCTAAGGACTGTTTCTTTACCAATAGAAATAGACCCAGGTTTTTCTGTAAAGCTTGACCCTGCTTGATAAGATTTAGTCCATACAGTTCTTCCATTTGTGTCTTGGATAGAGAATGTAGCATTGTTACCATAGCTACCCCCATCACCTATATACTTAACTTGGTCAAAGTCAACTCTAGACACATGAGCTTTAACACTACCATCTTCATTCATAGTGTACATGTGGGAAACTTTACCTGTGATAGTTCCTCTACCCACTTCTCTACCTGCATAAACCATGTTCCACACAATAGCAAAGTCACCATTTTGCTGGACAGTCACAGATGTAAAAGTATCTCCATATCCAGCAGAATTTGCAGAAGTACCTACACCTTTCATACCAAAGACTACATTTTCAAGCATCTTACCTTTAATGTGTCCCACAAGACCTGAAATTCTCTCATCTTGACACTTAGCAATAGAGCATAGCTTATCTACTTTAGACTCTAAGCACTCAAGCTTAGACAAGATATAGCACAACTGATTAATAATATTCTTTAATACACACCAAACTCCATAGAAAGCTCTTCTAATAGCATCAGGTAGGTTACACCACTCAGCCTTAAGAATAGCTCTCATCTTTGGTCTAATTTGTAGGTCATTTAGTTCTTGTAGTTTGACACAATCTCCTATACCTACATTCTCACAGGAGCAATCCTTGTGTTTACAGATATCTTCCATAGTTCCTCCAAAATAAAATAGGGAGGGGATTAACCCCATCCCCTTAACCAAACAATAAGTGGTCTAAGTTCCAAGCTGATAGCCAAATTTCTCCTGAAGTTCTCAGTCTGAATTTTCTCCAATAGTATCCACCTGATCCAACATCTCCATAGCCTGTATCAGCTGTAGCAGTTTGGTCAAACACAAAGTACTTACCTACTTCAGTGATCTGATTGGCTTGTTTAACACCATTCTTGTCTGTGATAATGATATCCTCTACAGCAATACCGTTTTCAGTCCAATCTAGGTCAACTGGTACAAGTTCTTTAGAGTAAACTTGCCACAAACCATTCACATACTGTAAGTCATCCACACGATAAGCATGTTGCATCTTAGCCTGAGCAGGTTTAGAAGCAGGTCTTGGTGTAGCTTTAGCAGGAGTAACATAGTCAGCTCCTCTAGCCATAGCCACAAGTCTGTCAATATCAATACCACCAGGACAGTTACCTACAATAGTAGTTCTTCCATATTGACGGATTAAGATTAATCCTGATGTGACAGACACACATGAAACTAGTTTGTTCTGTTTTCTTTGAGCAGACTTAGCTAAAGTGCCTTTAGACGTTACACTTCTAGTAGGGTTTGTAAAGTGAAGTCTTCTGCCTTCTGTAGAAGTTCTGCTACCCTTATTATGGAGAGAAGCAATAGCTTGTACCACATCAATGTTTTGAGATAGTGATGAAGAATAATCATTACCTGCTCTACATCCATCAAAGTCTAAGATATAGTCAAGGAAAAGTTCAGCTTGTCTACTAGACATATTAAGAAATTCCCAAGAGAATTTTTTATTATCTAGATATTGCTCTACTTCCTCCACCTCTTCAGCTCCATAGATACGGAAGGTATAAGTACCATCTGTTCTCTCAGCAAAGGTATACTCTTTCCCTAACTCATCTAGAATATCAGTAAGTAACTCTACTTTTCTGTCTTTCTTGACATGGAACTCAATACCAAAAGTGTTTTTACTGATGGTTCTATTATCATACATATAATGACCATCAGCTTGTACAGCTACAAGATACTGTAGGAAAGTATCTGACACAGGGAGTCCTTCTGCTTCATAGTTTCCTGCATTTGGGAATACTAGAGTACCTTTGTTAGAGAACATATCCTTAGCTTCACTAATCTTATAGGTTTTACCTGCTTGAGACTTCCACAACATTCTATGGTCAGCAGTTACCTCAACATCTCTAAAGAACCAAGTATCTTTAGTGTGAGGCTCTACTTTGTTATACACAGTATCGAAGATGATACTTCCATCATCTAATCTGTATGTAGCAATCTCATCCCCTACTTGAATATCTTTAAGGCTAACCCAACCATCTCTAGTAAGGAGTTCAGTATTATCAACAGGTAAACACGCTGTAGCTGATACCTCACCATGCTTGATAATGTGTTGTCTATCAATAGGGATACCATAACGTTCACAGATATCTCTAATGAGTTTAGCTGAGTTTCTGTAAGTCTCTTCAGCAATTGTCCATGTAGGAGCCCCTGTGTTGTTTAAGTGCTCAATACCAATAGAGCGTTGGTTTACTGGATAGTTACCTGCATGGTAAGCAACATAGTTCTCACCAACACAACCCCAAATTTTATCAGGTGTTACCTGATAGTGAGCAGATGTTCCATGACCTGTAGCAACATACCATGTGCTTCTAGCCACAGCATCATTAGTTGTAGCATTGTGGTGAATGACAATTCTATCAATCTTAGTTCTATTGCTATCACTGTTCATAGCATTAGGATCTACACCTGTGATAAGACCTGAATAAATTTCACCATTAATATTTTTTGTAGGTAAAGCCACTGAAGCTGTTCCTCCTTTAGTTTGATTAGACTTTTTAAGTCTGAAAGCTGTAGGATACATAGCAGAATATGGAAGTCTACACAAGTTATGTACTCCTCCAATTCCACCTTGGTTTTGACTTAGGAAGTAACCATACTTATCATCAATATCTCTATCAAACATAGCTACATGAGATAAAGGAGTCCATCCTTGTACCTCTCTAAAGATAGCTACATCTCCTTCTTTAAGCTGATTGATAGGGACTTCATCAAAGTACTTGAGGATACCATTAGAGGCTTTCTTTTCCCACAAGTCCTTAGCATATCCTGAACCACCTTGTGACACAGGAGTTGTATTGATTACAGGGATACCATTCTCCTTACACCATTGTGCAAAGGAGTCCCAGCATTGAAAACCATAGAAACCATCTACGTCTACACCCTTATTGTACCACTTGGACTTAAAGGTTCTGTAATCCATGATTACTCTCCTTGAGATTCATTATATTTCTTGCTTGAGATACCTAGCACAGTACCAGTGAAGGTAGTAAGCAATGCTAAAGTACCTGTGATAGCAGTTGAGTCAAACTTGTACAAAGCTCCTAGCCCTGTAATCAAAGTGATTAAAGCTGGTGCAACTACAGTTACAAGCTTTTTGTATAAGTCATATTGTTTATTTGTTAAGTTCATTTAGTTCTCCTTATCTATTATACCTTTTTAAAGATACCTGGAATATTAATAATAATTCTCTTATTGAAGATGCTAGGGTTAGCTGTTAGAGACATTCTGATAGCTCTACTATTAGGGTCAACCCAAATAGAAGTATCCACATCTCCTACCCAAACCTGAGACTCAATAAGTGTTACTGGCACAGGTGCATCATTAGGTAGTGTAGCCACAATAGTACTCTTAGCCACAGGAGACATAACCTTCATATCTACTTTAAGAATACCAACACCAGTAGAGCTTGAGTAAGTTAGTGTAATTCTAGGAGCATTAGGTCCTTCAAAGTCTCCTTCTTTCACCTTAGTTTTATCAGTGAAAGATCCCTTATACACTGTAAGGTCAGTGGCTTTATTTTCCTGTGTGGTTAACAGGTTATCCACTTCCTTCTTAGTGTAAGTCTCAGCTTTCTTGTAGTACTTATTTAAAGCATCATCTAGGTTTACATTATAAGTAGTTGTGGCATCTGCTTCAGCTTTAGTAACTACAACACCTTCAGTATCACTAGTAACAATAAACTCTTTACCTACACCCACTGGGAGAGTCACAGAGTTTCCATTAGAAATGGATAGTTCATTTCCTGTGAGTGTAAGTGTTTGTTTATCACTGTCTTCTTTAGCTTCAAGGGCTGTGACTCTAGCAGTTAAAGCACTGTCATCATACACAGTATCCTTGTCTTCTTTTGCTTCTAAAGCTTTAATTCTCTCTTTGAGAGCAGTGTCATCATAAGCCATAGAGATGGTATCTTTGTCATCAAACTCTACTTCACTAGAAGTTCCATCAACCCTAGTGTATTTGAGCTTAACTTTGTTACCTTCTCTAGACACAGTAACATCTTTTACAAAGTTATCTGTCTTACCCTCTAAGGCTTTAATCCTATTTAGCACTTCTGTGTCATCATAGGTAGACCCTCCCTGATTTAGACAGCTAGGGTCAATTACTATCTTTACCATTGGCAATCTCCTCTTCTACATGCCTTCTCATCTTCTCATTAAGACCATGAATGTAATGGTTTCCACCAAGGTCATTAAAGTACTCCTTCACAAGAGGCTCAGTCATATCCCACTTCTCTTGCCAAGTAAACTCAGTAGAGTTGTAGATGTTAAGGAACTCAGAACGTAAGCTAGACCGTTTAGCACCCTTAGATAGCTCTACAAGCTGGTTTCTCTTGTGGTTAAGCCAAGCTACTCCACAACCGCAAGCTGTGGTCACAAAGAGTGTTATTCCTGAGATCACAGCTTGGTTTTCAAGGAGTTTTACAATTAATTTATCCATTTAGTTCTCCTATAGCCAGTCGATTGACCTTGTATAAGCCATAATAGGTTTTTCTACAACTTCTCCACTTGGTTTAGTAATAGTGTATATTACTTTAAAAGTATCATTGTCTGAAAGCTGAGGATCATAAGGGTCATCAGGCATAAGTACCTGAATAATCTTAGTGGAAACTCTATATCTCTTTACTCCAGTAAAATCTTTATTTAGTTTCCCTTCAAGGGTATTAGATAAATTATCTTCTATTTTCTTGATTGCTTCCTCAGTTACATCTTTATCTTCAATATGAATGTAATTAATATAGTTGTTACCTCTACGATAATCAACTTGCTTTTCACCAATAATAGGTTTTATAATAAAGCTATCAATATCTACTTCAGGAGCTTCAGGTTCTTCCTTAGGTGCTTCTTCAGTGTGAGGTACATTATAAGTTTGCTCTGAAACTACACCATTCAGAGTAGTTCTTACATTCAATACATAGTTAGTCTTACCACTTAATACTTCTGAACCTTTTTCATACTTAGGTCCTTCAAGCACAGCTTCTACAACAGTACCTTCAGGTAATTTAGCCTTCAAGTCATTGATAATCTTATCTTCAAAGGCTCTCTTATCCTCATTAGATACTTCAGGAACTTCAACTACTTGACCATCCTTAACAATAAGTTTAGAGAACTTATCTTCTACCTTAGGTAATACTTCTAGTAAGTCAATAGTAGTCTCAGTAGTAGTACCAATACTCATAGGTTCAGACTGATAAACATCACCATTAGGTTTAGTAATCTTCACAATCTTATTATATAGAGGTGCACCTGTAGATTTATCACCTACATTGTCACCATTAATCTTGTTAACCACTACCTCAACAGTGTAACCTTTAAGCTCAGGAATATCTCCTACTTTATCTGTGATCTCTTTCTTGTAAGCTTCAATATCCTCAGTAGGAGCTTCCCCAATTAAGGTAATAATATTGTTCTGATTAACCATATAATTACCTAAATGAGTATCAGAACTCAACTTACCTGACACAATAGTATCCAACTCTTCATTAGTGAGCACAGGCTTAGGAGCTGGCTCAGGTTTAGGAGTAGGCTCTACTGGATTAGGCTGAGGCTTAGGCTCTTCAGGCTGAGGCTGTGGAGTAGGCTGTGGTTCCTCAGGATTAGGTGTAGGTGAAGGCTCAGGTTGAGGTTCTGGGGTCGGTTCAGGCTGTGGAGTTGGTGTAGGAGTAGGTTTTTCCTCTTCCTTCTTCTTATCACAGTTTAACACAATCTCAATATCATTACACTGAGGCTTCAGCATATCACAAGTTGCTTTAGGGATAGGTTTAAATCCCTCATAAGTAGGATATTCAATCCCACAAAGTTTATCTTCTTCAGCTAATTTATAAGCCATAGTAACTCCTATCTTATGTATACATCTATTGATGTTTTTTCATTGGTCAAGTAGACCTTACCCTTAAATCCAAAGGGTGTGTTGTAAATTCTACCTTTCACATCACCCCAAGATGAAGGAACAGATAGAATAATATTACCATCACTATCGGATAAGAAGCCATAAGCATTATAGCTCTTATTTACATTTACACTAGCAGGGAAGTTACTTCCTGAAGAGTAAGTCCACTCATAACCACTATAGTTAATACGACCTAGTGAAATGAACTGAGCTAGAGTGTAGATAGGCTGAGTTCCTGATTGGTCAAGACCATCATCAGTCTTATCAGGGAATGTATCATAACCATTAGCCTTTTCTACTTCCTTCTTACCTGGCTCTTTATCTTGCTTAGAGTACTCAGTCTTTTCTTTTACAGCAGATTTAGGTAAGTATCCTACAGTACCATTGTACTTATCATAGATAAGCCATTCACCATCAATCTTACCTGTGACCTTATTACATTTGTAGAAAGTATCAAGCACAGTATTGTCACCATTACCTTTAATGCCCTCTACTTTATCTACTACAATCTCATAGAAAGTTCTTTGTACTCCACCACTCTTCTTAGGTTTTCCAGCATCAGCACTAGTATCACTAGAGCCATCAGGAGTATAATTATCCTGTCCTCTGATCCTTACAATTCTAAGAATAGTTGCTCCATAACCAGTAATGGTCCTTGTGTGCTCAATAACATGAGTGATTCCATTGAAGTTTTGTTCAATAACTCTAGCATTATTGACTCCACCTCCACCATACACAAGGGTGTGACCATAGGGTGTAGAAGGTTCATTAGTGGAGATAATGTCACCCACCTTTAATTGAGACTCATTTGAGTAAGGTATAACATCAGCAAAGCTACTGACATCATTACCTATACCAATCTGATTACCATTACCTAGTAAAGACCCACCAAATTGTTGAGCTACCCAATTCACAAGGTCTACACACTGGTATGGTTGACCAGGAGGAAAGCCATCAACATCAATGGATTGTCCTACTACACGCTGTGCTACTTGATAAGCATTTGTCATATCAATTATACCTCAATCTTATCTTTCAGTAAACTTATGCACAGGTTAGTTATGTATTGGAAGTCATAGTTAAAAATCTCTCCATTGTAAGTGATAGTGTTATCCTCATGGTCACAAGTGATTATATTAGACTCTAGGGTTAGCTCTAAAATTCTGTTGTCTATCCACTCTTTAGCTCCACCTCTATCATGATTTTTATAGATCTGTCTGAAGAATGATTCAACTATGGACTCAACCAAGATCCTATCATACATTCTTTGTACTAATTTCTTATTAATCATGTGCATATAACTCCATCTGTTTATCAAGTTCTTTTATACTATACTCTATACGCTTAATATCACTCTTAAGTATCTCATTACTAATCACAGAAGTGTAATCAGTAGGATGAGATGCTAAGTGTTCTTCAAGCTTAAACTGTTTAGCTTCCATGCTGTGTAGCTGGTTAAGCTTATTCTTGTATCTATTATATAGCCTTGATACTATAATGTTCATTAGTTCTCCTAGTTGATGTGACTAAACTTAAGGAAGTTTCTTAGTGTAATCTGTGCTTCACCTAGTGCATACACAGTAAAAATCTTCTCCCCAGCACTGAATAAGGCACTTCTCTGAGCATCATTTAGATACCATGCAGAATACATTAAGTCATAACCTTCCATTGGGTTACTATTAGGGAAGATACCTTCTCCACTAGCATCATCACCAATCCAGTTACATCCCCACTGTCTTCTAAAGATCTCAGTAAGCTCAATCTCAGACTGTTCACCAGTAGCCTCATTTTTAGCACTTACTACTAAGTGGACATCTGAGAGAGGAGTCACTTTCTTACCATCACACTGTGATACATCCATCTTAATGATGAACTTTAAGAACCATCTTTGAAACCTATCTAAGTCACTAGGCACAAGGACTCTGAATTGTGCAGATCCTTTAGTCCTATCAATCACAACAGTATCACTTGGAGACTCATTCTTTTCCTTAGGTGATTCATCCTTACTCTCAAGAGCCTTTTTAACCACTTCAAAGTACTTGTTAGCTCCATCAATACGCTCTTGGAGGGCATTACCTGGAACACCACCCCAGTCAGCAAGGAAACGAGTAGTAAGCTGTGCAATATCTCCATCACTGGAAGCAACTTCTTTTACCACATTCTTAAGTGTCTCTTCACTCATCATAAAGGCTACTTGTGTGTTAAAGGTAAAGATGCTACTGTTTCTTGCTCTAGCAAACTCATATAATGCTTTAGACCTTGGACCTGTCCACTGACCTAATCCAAGACCAATCCAGTGTTTACCACCTACATTATACCCAGGTTCATTAAGAGGGTCTTTATATAGAGAAGCAAAGGCTTGCCATGATCCCATGAGGTTTTCTGCTGTAGGCTCTTGTGCTACTTTGTCATATTGTTTACCTGTAGCATAATCAGCCTCATATCTTCTAGCTGTTACATTAGACTCTCTCACAAAGTAGCCAATAATAGCAGATACACCTTGTGCTTTAGCCTCAGGAATTTCTTTCTTAATAGCTCTAGCAAAGGTCTTTACTCTTGTTTCAATATCATCACTCTCTGAGCCTTCAATACTATCATCTGAGTAAGGAGCACATGAAGAGGCTGTAGATAAAGAGTCTACATAATCAAGAGCATAAAGGTCAGTAACCCCACCTCTACGCTGTTTTGATTGTTGGATAACTCTAGCTTTAGTTCTACCAACAGTATTTATTAGTTTGTTTAACTGGTTAGCCATGTTACCTCCTATTGGTTTACTACAATATCTCTATCACTATAGAGGTACTTAGAAAGCTCTATCTTCTGTAAGTGAGTTCCATCTCTATAGATATCTGTGAGTTTTGTTAAGAAGAACCATGAGCTCTCTTTAAGGATTTTCTCATAGTACTTAGTACAAGCTGTCAATTCCCACACACCTGCATTGAGAACAAACATAACTCTATCTCCTGGCTGAACCTTCTTCTCAGTGATTGGTTCTACTGTCATAGAGTAGATGACCTTTCTTCTAGAGTTCTTCAACCGTCTAATAGCAGTACGATAAAGCTGTTCAGTTGCCTTTAGCCTGTCTGAATCTGTGATCTCTTTGTTATCCTCAGCAATGGACTGTGTATCATTATCAGTCACAGTACCCCAATAAAGCTCTCCTGCCTCTAGTGCAATACCCTCAGTATCCATAACAGCAAACTCATCACCAATAATCTCAGGAGCAAACACAGGAAGCTGTGGATAGTCATAAGATCTTTGTGAGTTTACCTTGTTACCTGTCTTAATCACAGGGAAGCCTTCTAGCATAAATCTAGGATTGTGGAAGATGTCTCTTAGTGTCAGTGAACTTGCTCCTGAGTCTGACTTATCTGACATTGCTACAGCAATATTGATAGTATCCTCATAGTTCTCTTCTACATTGTCTAATGACACTAAATGATTATACTCATTGATTAGAACATCCTTCTTAATCCCAAAGATACCAAACTCAATCAGATAAGGATCATAGCGATTAACTCTCCAGTATAGAGATGTAGTCTTCTCACATACTTTAGTAAGAAATTCAAGGAATGTCTCATTAGAGAACTCATATTCAATCAAGTTCTTCTCAGCATAGTCATCTAAATACTTAATTTTAAAGTCATTAAGTAAGTCATCCTTGTGAGCTTCATTAGACCAGTACCCTAAAGCTTGTTCCACAGCGGATACTACAGAACGTGCTTTAACAGTGACATTAGTAGGAAGGGTTCTTTTACCCAACCTACCTATCACATGAGAAGTCTTCACAGTCACAGTCATATTATTGAAGTCATTAGACTTGTCTCCTGCATAACCCTCATACTTCCAGTCATCTGTTTGAAGTACAATGTGTGTGTTTCCACTAATTAGCTTAGAATATCTAATAGGAAGGGTTAATTGAATTGCAGGAACCTCCATCATAGAGAACTCAACTGAAATTTCACCTAAGAAGTCTTCCTTAGAAATAAGGGTAGACTCTTTGCCTGAACCCTTGCTATTTAAAATATATCCAATCATATAGTTACACTCTCATAATCCAAGTAGATACAAGCACTTTCACTTGTAACACCACTTACAGAAACAGTATTTAAGCCTTTCTTAACATAGGGCATCTCAGCACACAGTCTTAAGGCATCTAGAGGTACCTCATTGTAGCTGAACTCTAGACACTCCCAAGATCTAGCATACTTAACTCTACCTTTATAGTCTGCTGTGAGTACACCACTGTAAGTTCCTAAAATCTTGAAGTCTCTCTCATTTATTCTAACAATAGGATCCTTAAAGTCTCCTTCAAGAGCAAAACTCCATCTGTGACTATCTAGAACAGTAGTGGATAAGAACTCACCTGTCATAACTTCATTTACACAAGTATCACAGATAGCATGTTTATAGAGATCCTTAAGCTGTTTTCCATCTTGCTTACATCTAGAACAGTTGTAGACTATTCTCCACTTAGAATTACACTCTTCATAGAAGTCATTCATGAACTGAACATTAGTCTGAGCAGTACACAAGTCTATCATACCATCCATCTCACCACAATCTGTCTCACAACATTCACAGTGATTATCACAGTTAGGTAGAGTATTACAGCAAGCTCTTGACTTACCTAAGCAACTAGCCTTCATATCAATGAAGTCACAGTTATCATAGGGTTCAAGATAGGTCTTAGCCTCATCAGCTTTATACCAAACACCATCAGGGTTATCAAGCTCAACTTTGAATACTAGGTAGTCATCATCTGTGATTACCCACTCCTTAGCTGACTGAATACTAGTAACATAAGCATTACACCACACAAGCTGTAGACCTGTTTGAATAGCCCACAGCTTACCTGGTGTAGTCAGTTGTTCAATGATGAAGTCATAGTGAGCCTGAACATGCTCCTCAGACCAGTCTTGTGTTCTAAGGGCAACTTTCAGTGAAATAGAGTTATCATCTATTAATGACTTCTCACTCTGATTACCAACATAAGAACCATGAGTAAAAGTCCGAGAGGTTTTACTCTCTCTCAGACTAATACTCTCGGACTGTTCATCAATAGACTTTCTACCAAGGAACACAAGGTCATTATATTGGATGTATCGTTTAGGTTTTGAGAAGTTTTCATCACATCTAAACATTAAACATACCTCATTAACTTGTCAATTCCGTACATACCATTCAAATACTGAGACTTATTGTCAATATTTTGACTAATCTGAGCATTATTATTGTTATATACATTATTAATTATAGTCTGACCTGTGCCCTTTTGTAAAGCACTAGCGCCATACTTGTTGAGATGATCTAAGAAATTAGTTCCTAGACTATCAACAGCTTTCTTACGTAGGACATACTCACCAGGAGTCAACATAGTAGGTACTGTATCTGTTCCACGTGAAACAATATCTACACCACCATAACTTCCTCCTGAATAATACTTGATAAGACCCCCTGTAGCCTTTCTTCCAAATATTCCAAAAGGATTACTTAAGAAGTTACCTACACGTTTACCTACACCTCCTACAAACTTAGATGCACCATTCCAAAGATCACCAGCAACAGAACTTACCTTATCCCAAGCCTTACTAAGAAAACTTGTCACAGCGTTTCCTGCATCCTCAAGGGCACCTTTGAGACCTCTACCTTTCTCATCAATACCAGAAGTATCAACATCTTTAGGGTTATTCTTCTCTACCTTAGATTTCATCTCACCAATCTTACCATCAGTAGTATCTACCTTAGCCTTAACTTCAGAAAGAAGTTTTTGACCACTTGCATCAAGTTTAGTAGTGTCAATACTGTCGATATTCACACCATAGAGTAGGGTACTAGCTTGCTCAATCGTGAGATCACCATCTGAAACCATTTTACCTATAGCATTGAAGTATCCTGTAACACTTGTCTTTAATGCTTCAAGTTTTTCAGGAGAAATTTCCCTTTTCTCTAAGTTTGCCATAGCTTCTTTTAGGGTTTCCCCTTTTTCTACCATACGGTCAGCAAGAGCATCAGCAACATCTTTATCAATTTTCTCATTCATTTGAATCAGTCTTGATATGTGTTCTTTTTTATCACCTTTGCTTTCAGAACCTTTTCTAATATCCTCAAGTACGACACTAGCCCCACTCTCAGCAAGTTTAATGACTTCATCATCAATCGCCTTTAGTTTGGTAGCTATACCTGAATTAGAAATGGAATTGCTATCCTTCTTGATAGATTTATATTGATAAGAAAGTTGGTCTATCTGTTCTGCTACATCAAGGGGAACATTCTTGGTAAAGTTTACTAAGCTGTCTCTAAGCGTTGTAGGTAAGTCTTTAAGATTGTTGGTAATTCTACCAACTGCATCAGAATTAGCTTCCTGTGAACTCTTACTCAAGTCTTGAGCTGATTTTTGAAGCTTAGTAGCATAGTCAATCAAGTTTCCTCTTGATTGTTCACGAAGAAATTCTTCAGAAATACCTACTTGTTTAAGAGCTTGAATCAAGGCTTCTTTTTGGTCATCCTTAGAAGAGAATTTAGATCCATCAAGTGCTGATTTAAGGCTTTCAGAATAAGTACTTAAGTCCTTAAACAGATATTCCTTAGTTTGGTCTAAGCCTCCCCAAATATCTTTAACAGCATTTTTGAACCTTTCAGTGTTTAGGTTCTGTCTATTAGACTCTCCCTGACTGAATGTTTGGATACTCACAGAAGTGCCATCAATAGAGCTCTTAAGCTCAAACATCTTCTGACCCATAGAACCATAAAGCAACTGAAGTGAAGCAAGAAGTTCTTCATCAGTCACACCAAGGTATTCTCTCCAATCTTTCCAAGTTTTAGTCTCACCATTGATATCAACATTATAGTCAGCTAGTCTACCAAAGTCAGGGTTGATATTAGCTAGACCAATAGAAGACTTAGCATTTTTAGCATTGGTTCCTAGTTGACTAGCAAGACCTGTCACAGTAGAAAGGGAGTTAGCTAAGTTAGACTCTCCATTATCACTTACAGATCTATAGAAGCCTCTAAGGAGTTCAGTATAGGCTTGCCCTTCTTGTTTAAGAGCTTCAACCTTAGCTTTAAGCTGTTCTTCTTTAGCCTTCTTCTCTTCCTGAGCAATCTGTTTCTTCAGTTCCTTCTCTTGTTCAGCACGTTGTTCTTGTTCAGACTTGGTGAAGAATCCATAGACTCCTCCAATCAGTGATCCTAGTCCTGCACCAATAGTAGTACCTACTGGACCAAAGAGTGATCCAATACCTGCTCCATACAAGGCTCCCTTAGCTGTGGTAGACACAATCTGAGCACCTTTCTTGACAATAGTGTTGGCTCCTGAGTCTTGGACCATGCCATTCACACCATCAATAACCATGTCACCCACAAGACCACCTACAAACAAGGCTCCTTTACCAATACCTTTAAGTACCTTGGAGTTCATGCCTGATTTAAGTGAAGAGAATCCTGCTTTAAGTCCTTGTAGTCTACTTCCTGAGTCAAGTCTAGCTGATTTATAGCTATTGTAAGCACCTCTCAACAAACCAACTTGAGGAGAACCTGCCATAACCATAGCAGGAGCACCATAGGTAGATCCTGTGGAACCATAAGTAGAGCTTATAGCTGAAGTTTTTCTAGAAAGTAATGATCTTGAAGCTGTATTGAACCCTGCTGGTGAAGTCATTCCTAAAATCTGAGACAGACTTTTAGTAACTGTACCAACAAAGGCTACAAGTTTAGTTATCCATGAGGAGATCTTACCAAAGATTAAGGCACCAACAAATAGTCTAGCATTAGCTCCAATGATATTCACAACTGTGGTAGCAAGATTAACAAGGTTTGTGAAGAATGTTATAATTCTCTTCATCCCTGCTTCAACATTACCATTACCCATTTGAGCAAAGAAGTTTCTAATACCTGTAACTACTGCTTTAACAAAGTCACCTAGTGCTTTAAAGAAGGCTACACCTGCATTAGAGGTCATTGCATTGATTAATCCTGAACCTAACTCAGCCACAATAGGAGCTAAGCCTTTCAATAGATTATCAATTACTTTACCAATCTTCTTAAGCCCTAAGTTCACTGAATCAAGGTTTAATCCTTTTTGTGTCTTGTTAATAACTTCAGTGAAGAAGTTCAAGAGACTCTTAACAACTCCAAGAGCTGTAGGAATTAAACTTGTCTTAGTACCAATGAACTGAATAGAATCAAAGAGCTGTTTAATGAAGTCTCCTAGAGAGCTCACAGTGGACTTCAGAGCGTCTTTATTAGCTCCTGTGGTAATTACATCATTAACTACCTTAAAGAACCGTGAGAAGCTTTCTGAGAGCACTCTGATAGCTCCTGAAGACACAGCAAGGTCAGCAAGGTTTCTATACATCTTAATGACTTCAGTGATACCATCAAGGAAACCTTTATTGATACCCTCCTTACCAATATCAACCATTGATCGAAGGAATTTAAGGTACTCATTACCTGCTTCACCTAAAAACTTACCAATAGAAGATCCTGTAGTGCTGAAGAAGTCTTCAATAGACTTGGATAACTCTCTAATGTTATTGATGAAGCCTTTACCACTGAAGCCCTTAGACAACTCTTGACCAAATGTCTCCATAGAACGTAGTAAGGCTGAGCCTTGAGTCATACCAATAACTCTACCTACTTGAGAGAATTTAGTAATCAATCCTCCAAGAGCATCACCAAACTTACGGACATACTCTTCAAATTTAGCACTACTTACAACATCAGTGATACCTTTGATAAACTCTCTAGTAGCCACATAAACCTTGTTAAGTGCACCAGGAGTTACATTACCTTCTTCATCAACCTTATCAAACACAAGAAGGTTAGATAGAGTTTCCTTCAAGTTGGCAATAGCCTGTCTAGGTGTAATAATAGAGGTTACAAGACTTTGGAATTTAGGATCACTACCTACTTGTTTGATTACATCAAGGAACTCATCAGAAGAGATAAGTCTCTTTCTTGTAGCATCAATAACTGAGTCTTCACCCTTAGACTTAGCTAATTCTGTAAGTCTCTTATTAACTTCAGAAGCACCAAGAGCAGAGAAACGCTCACGAATGAAACGGAAGTCTTGCTGATTGAGCACACCTGCCGCCATCATTTGAGCCATCTGTGTAGTGATAGTTTTCATACCCTGCACAGGGTTCTTAGTTTGTGCTGTAAGTCCTGCGAAAGCCTTAGTAATATCCTCAGCATCAGATCTATTATAGGCTGTGAATGTAGAAGCCTGTTCAAGAAGGTCAGTGGCATCAAACACAGATGCTTTACCATAATCACCCAAACGCTTCATAGATAAGTTGATTTCTTTTTCATTCTTACCTAGAGCTTGCATGTTGATACGGTAGATCTGCATAGCATCACCAAGGTTATTAGCCTCTTCATTGAGTTCTCTTAACCCTGCACTGAAAGAAGTTCTTACCCCTGACATGATGCCTGTAAGGCTATTCTTAAGACCTCCACCTACCATAGAAGCTAGAGAACGCTGGATGCCTAGTACTTCAGAAGATATAGCCTTGAAGCTACCTAACATAGCCTTACCAGGGTTCACAGCACCTAACTTAAGCATATTAGAGGTGAGTTTAGTTACTGCTTGATCCACAGTGTTCACAGAATCCCTAAGGTTCTTATAGGATTCAGCTACATTGTGAACCTCAATAGATGTCCGTCTTAATGCTTTATCATCTACAGGAGACTTACCTGAACCCTTAACCTTGTCTGCAAGTCCATTGATTGACTTAATTTGTTTCTCAATTTCGTCTGTGTTTAACCTGAACTTAATATCAATAAAGGGCAAGCTATTAGACTTGCCCATCTTGTTTATAAGCTTTTCAATGTCAAGCACAGTCTTCTTCATGTTAAGTAATAGTTTAGATGCAGTCTCAATATCATTGAGACCATCAATCTTAACACCAATTGTACGTACTGACATCTAGAAGTTCTCCTATGCTACATCTTCAATATTTCTACGGATTTCGTAGAAGTTACCATTTTCATCTCGACTCACAGTGAAGGTAAGTGATAGAGTGATTTCTCCTTCTGTACCAAACTCACGAGAGTTTTCAGTGATAAGTACATTGTTGAATACGTAGTATTCTTTGATACCTCTAGTGTTTTCAACTACTTGAGTTACACGGAAGTGAGTGTTACGAAGTCGTTTGTCGTTTGCCACGATAAGCTCAACATCACGCTCACCATTGTAGGTAACAAGCAATTTCTCACCAATGTACATAGGGTTCACAAGAACTGTACCTCTATCTAATCCATGGTGAGTTTGAGTCAAAGCAATGAACTCATCATCTTCAAGGTTGACACCTGCTGAAATTGGCATAGAAGATAGGTAAGTACAGTCACATCTATCAGAAGAGATGATGATTGTATTACAATCTTCATAGTACAAGTCAGGGATAACCAATGATCCATACTCTTTACCATCAACTGTAACTCGCTCAACCACGAAGCTGTCTGTCACAGGGATACCGCTTGTCATTTTCTTAGACATAGATTGAAGTGGGTTCAACCAGTAGTCATTACATGAAGTAGTAGTAGCTGTGATTTCTTTAGTGATTTCAATTTGTGACTTATCATACTGACGACCAAAGCATCTAGCATCTGTAGTAGGTACTGAGATGTTATGAGTGAATGAAGTCAAACATGAAAGCAATACGTTTGAGAACTTACGCAACTCAGAACGGTCATTGACAATCATTGGAGATGAAAGACCAATTTGACCATCAAAGTCATCTGTACCTTTGTAGATTACTTCATAAGAAATAACTACACCGTGGTCAGAAGGTTTCCATCCGTTACCAATTTGAGTCATAGCTTTTGTATCAGCTAAGTCAATAGTACGTAGAACGTATCCTGGTGCATGAGTCTCAAAGTCATAAGTGTACACATAAGCATCAGCTTGAGGCAAGTCAGGGAAGTCTGAAACAGTAACTTTCAACTGATATTGACCTTCTTTTGGTACATTAACATAGACCATGTTAAATCCTAAAGCAAAATCATCAGCATCAGAACGTACTTGATAGTTGACTTTGATAGCTTTTTCAGCAGATTTAACATAAAGTGTTCCTGTGTTAAAGCATTTGAGAGGTGTACAGTTAAGTTGATCTTCAGGAACATCCTTACGAACATACTGTACTAAAGTACCCTTAGGAATTTGTACTTGCTTGTTAGCTTTCCACCGAACACAAGGACGAATTTCCTCATTGATAGCTACAATAATCTTATTGTCTCTATCTTGAGTGTTGTAGCCATACATAGGATGACTCATATCTACAAAACAGTTAGACATTTATTTCTCCTTTTTCTTGTTCTCAGCTTGCGCTGAAGGTTTTGGTTTACTAGCTTCTTCTACCATGTGCTCACGAACTCTAGCCATTGCTTGAAGTTCAAGTTTGCTTCCATGACGGTTAGCAATCTCATTACGAGACATGAAGAACGCATCAATGTTAAGTGGTTTTTCCACAGTCATGTTTTTCTCCTTCTAACATGTATATATTGATAAGGTCACAGGGAAGGAAAACATTTCAACCTCATCCACAAGCTCATTAGAGAAGTCCTCAGGACATCCTATTTCTTGGATCTTAACCTTGATAGGCAAGTACCAGTTATCTAATGAGGCTACATCTTGAGCGAAAGTCTTTCTCTGTATCCCCTGAGGTGTGCTAACTTGGTGAATTAGCATGTTCTTAAT